ATGGGGGGATTGTCGCTCATCTTACCGAACGAACTTTGGGGCAGATGATGAGGGAGCAGACGGCCAGCCTCCAGGCGGCCGCGCAGGACCCTTCGAAGCAGCCCTTGTATATTCCCGAAGCGTTTGACACTTTGGTGAAGCGAGTTAGTAATAACGTCCGGCCTCCGGACGATCCGATGGACACGGTCATACGATTGGCGGAGCACTGGGATGAATATGCGCAAACGCAATCAATCATTACTTACGGAGAAGATGCGGAAGCGATTAGTTGGAAAGACCTCCGAGCCTCGTACCGCGCCGCCGGATATAGTCCATTTAAGCGGACCGTGTACGCGGGCGTCCCACTTTTATTGTACTCCGGGCCTATCCCCTTCATGCACAAGAAGTGTCCCATAGTAATGACCAACTTCATTCGGCTGCCGAATGAAATCTTTGGACTTGGGGCAATCGAGATCATCTCGGACTTGACAGAAGGTATGTGCAAGTTCGTGAACATGATCACGGACAATTGGAACCTTGGTATCAATCATCGGTATGCCTTTGATACGAATGCAGATATTGACCACGAGGCCCTGAATAGTTTTAATACACCGGGCGGCAAAGTACCTGTCGTGGGAGACCCTTCCAAGGTCATCATGCCTCTCCCGTTCTTCACTCCATCCCCTGGAGACTACCAGATTCTGGAAGTCTACAAGATGTTGATTGAGAACACATCCGGTGTTAGTGACTTCTACTCGAAGGGGGTAGGGTCACCTACAAACAACAAAACCGCCACCGGTATTAGCAGCGTAATGAACGAGTCGAACTTCCGGTTCAAGATGTTCATCCGGAACCTCGAACTCGAAATCCTCCAACCAGTCTTGACTATGTGCGCGAGCATGGTCCAGCAATACATCTCCGACCCGATGGAATTCCAGATCACCGGGGAGAATCCCACCATCAAAAAGTGGGTGGTTATGCAACCAGAGGAACTCATTGGTACGCTTGACTTTGATCTTGTTGCTGCGAATTATGCAAGCAATCGCGTCGTGCGTCAACGCAATTTACTTGCGCTATTTAATCTGGCTTCTCAATCACCGTTCCTTAATCAATACGAATCGCTCAAGGAACTCTTCAAGGCGTTCGAAGTAAGGAACGTCAATAAACTTCTTTTCACCCCGCCCCAGGTTCAAGCCATGCAAATGGCCGAGCAAGAAAAGAACGTCAAGATGATGATGCTCGAAGCGATGATGGACGTAGAGGGTAAGGCGCGAATCGCACAGTCCAAACCTCAGACAACTACTGGCAAGGATGGCCGCCCGCGCAAGGCACAGTTCGAAGGTAAGATTCCGGGTGCTGGCTTGATGTCTCATATCAAGGACCTTGGCCAGTCGATGGGAGCTAACAGCCTCGGCTTAGAAGGACTCGGGCATTCCGGGGAGGGAGACTAATGCTTAGATGCGTTTTTGGTGATAAAGTTGCCGGCCCGAAGTATCTCGATCCATTTACTGGAAAGATCAGTACCGATCATTACAACGTAACTTGGGTTCCGGAATCTGAATATCCCTTTCCACTCGTGACAAGTCGTTATCTTTTGGATTACGAAGTGGAGGGTGCGGGGTCTCATGTAGTCCTGATAAAAGACAAAGTAGTTAAAGTTGGAGCCTGGCAAGAATGTGTGGCGTGGGCCGAAAAGCCTAACCCCGTTCTATGCGAGGAGATTGGAGGTGCCACTTGCCAAACACGACATTGAACCGATTCTTGTCCTGCCAACCTGTCCGTATGGTTACAACCTTGTTGATGTCCATATTGATGATCACGGGCTTGTTGACAAAGCCCGCTGTCACGCAGCGGACGCAGACACGACCGAAGGTTCAGCTCGTGCCCACCTGTAGGGCTTCTGTAGCAGGATGGGCCTTCACAAGTCCAGGAGCATCGGGGGCCGACGTACAAGCGGTTTAACCGCGTGGTCGGTCGCCCCAGAGGATCATATGCAGAACATGGGATTGGCGGATTTTCTAGACATAGCGGCCTTGGTATCGCAAGTGGTGCAAGGAATAGCGTTGTGTATAATTGCCATTACCCTCCTCGCAAAGAACGGGGTTAGATAGAGGAGATAATGAACTTATTCAAGAGGGAAACTGAACATGTCTACCACGTTGTGGAACTCGACAAGCAAACCAAGTTACCGGAACTTACTGGAGACCTTCGGGAGTCGCTCAAAAGCATCGCGCTCCTGCCTGGATTCCAATATCTTATGCAGCGATTCAGAGTTAAGAAGGCTGCAATGGAATCAACCTTGCGCGAGGGCTTCAAGCTCGACGAGCAGCAGCTTCGATACTGCCAGGCAGGAATCTACTGGGCCGGAGAAATCGAACGTGACATCCAGACTTTAACGCAGGAGCAGCCACAACGCCGCCCTGCAAAGATCGACGAGTTAGAGGAGTTCAAGAAAATCTCCCGAGCAATTAACCTCGTTGGTCAAGACGACCTTAGCTCACAAGGCTAAAATCCACAGCCCCACAAGGACTAAGTAATGCCCGACCAACCGACTAGCGTTTCTTCTGGTTATAATAGTGGTCACATCGACCTCTCTAAAGCACCGGGAGCAGACCAAGATTGGGACTCGTTGTTCCCGAGTACCGAATCTACATCCGCGTCGCAGCCACAAGTTGCGAACCCAGGAACAACTCCCTCTCAGCAAGTTGACCCGAAGCCCTTCCTAAAAGCCGGGGAAACGGTCTACAACACTGAGGAGGACGCCGCGAATGGTCTAGCCCACAAGGATGCCATCGTAGCAAAGTATCGTAATTTTCTGGCACAGAATGGTTACGATCCTAATGCCTTGTTGAAGGACGAGTTTCAGACCAGGCCACAAGCCCAGCCCCAAGCTCAACCCGTCAACCAATCTCCCTACAAATATTACAACAACCCGAACTTCTTTGACGAAGTCGCCGCCGCTGCGCAGTCGCGCGATCGAGTCAAATATGAACAGATCATGTCTCAACACACCCAGGAAGCCATCCAAGCCCAGCTTGAACCCTGGCGTGCAACCCTGGCTGAAACCAATCGCTTCCGGGCGATTCGCCAAGCCACTGCCGAGACCCCTGACTTCGGGAAGTTCATGGAAGGTCCTGGATACAAAAAGGTTATGGACAGCTTCCCTTTGTACAAGGAGATGGTTCAAATTGGTGAGAACGACCCGGTTGCCGCCCAGCGGTTGCCCGAGGTCTACAAGTCAATGTACCTCATCTATCAAGGCATGAATCAAAATCAACCTGTCCAGCAAGTTACGAATGCAGCACCCAACACCCCGACTGTGCGACAACAGCCCACCCTGCAACCCTCATCCCTGACCCCGCCCGCAGTTTCTACCGGCACACAAGGCTGGCAGAACACAAGCTGGCGAGGCAACAAGCCCCTCGGTAATGACGCGCGTAAGCAACTCATCCAAGATGGGGACAACAAGTTTAATGGCATGAGATTTGAAGACGTTGGTCTCTAATCCACAGCGGACCCAATTCGAGGAGAAACAATGAACTTTCTTAAGCTCTTGACGAACCTAGTGTTCGTCCTCTTCGGGTTAGGCCCAGACGTTGTAACCGTCTCTCTCGGGACTGCGGGTAACGCGGGTTCAACAGCCGCCGAACTTATTACTTATATGTCGGCTCGTCTGCTTGAAGTCGCAGAGTACAACACCATCCTCGATCAATTCGGAGACAAGCACCCCTTGCCTTCGAACTCCTCAAAGACGATTCGATTCGTCCGCGAAGAGAAATTGACGGTGGCCGCGACTCCCACGCAGTTGACTGAGGGCATCCCCCCGGATGCTGTGGGTCTTACCCTAAACCAAATTGAAGCCACCGTGGAGCAATACGGCTCTGTGGTGCGGTTGTCCGACTTGGCAGAAATTACTGCCCGTCACAATGTGATCGAGCGGACGATCTACGTACTAGGTTTGCAAGCGGCAGAAACCTATGACCAGCTAATCTTTAACGTCCTTAATGCCGCCACCAACACGTACTACCCGAACAACAGGGCGGGGGACACCAGCTTGCTGGGCAGTGACCTACCTGGTTATCCGGACTTGGTTGAACTCGATGCCGCCCTCCAGGATCAAGGTGGACGACCTTTCGAAGGAGGCGAGTATGTTTTCGTCACTCCTCCGCAGGTCTACGCCGGACTTCTGAAGGACCCGGACTTCAAGGCCTCCAACCAGTTCCGCGCGCCTGAGAAAATCTGGCGCGGTGAAGTGGGAATGCTCGGCGGGTTCAGGATCATCCGATCCAACTCCCCGGCGTTCGCTGCCACCTCACAGAGCACGGCGGGCCAGTCGAGCAAGGTCTATACCTCGTTCGGTATTGCCCGGTTCGCGTTCCAGATCAGTGACTTGCAGAACCTGCGAGTCTACGTGGTTGCTCCTGGTGGTCAGCTTGATCCCTTGCAGCAGTCTCGTAAGATCGGCTGGAAGTTTGCTTTCAAGTCGGTGATCACGAATCAGAACTGGATTCGACGCGTACGTAGCTCGGGTGCGAATAGCATCACAAATTAAAATGGTTGATAATCTTTCTTATCTTGCCGGTATCGTAGATGGCGAGGGCTGCGTCGGTTACCATAGTAACGGTAACGGAGGAACTCGCTTTGTCGTAGAAGTTAAGATGACATACGAACCCATCATAGATTGGTTAAAAAATACGTACGGAGGAGCCAAGTGCTATAAGCCAAGTACTAATCCCCGTTGGAAAGATCAATGGCGATGGCGCATACAAGGCAAAGCTGCCTTGGCTCTTTATGCTAAATTACAACCATATCTTAAATTGAAAGGATTTATCATGGGACACAGTTTTGAGCAGTCCGGTCCAGGCGATGGCATTATCAACATGACTCGCCCGGATGGTCATGCTCATCTAGATGAGAAGTACGACAAAGGAATGCGCTCGCCGTGGCTGGGTGTTATTGGCCACCAAGACGCAGGGCTAGTTAGCCCGGAGACCTCACCTCAGAGCGGCAGCGGTCATATGGACAGCGGCTATTCTGGTACAGGAGGTACAGGAGTCTAATGCCCCCAGTCGAGAAAGCTACCCCAGTCAATGACCCGTGGAAGTCCCCTAAGGAAACGTGGCAATATGTCACGGTTCCCGACGTGGACCTCACGGACCGTAAATATCCCTCGATCTGGTTGAACAAGATCGAGTTCCAGCCCGGAGAGACTTATCACATCCCTCCGGCGGTAGCAGAGTTCGTCACCGGACGAATCAAGGCCTACAACCGCTCGGTCACTCGGCTGTTTAGCCCGACCCGCGACTATGCCGCAGAGAATGCGGTCTCGGTCGGAACGACAGCCGGAGCGACCCCCGCGGGACACCGGCCCAGCTTCGTAGACGGTGCGTCAATCAATACCCTGTGAGTTGGACCTGGAAAATCACGTCTGGCACTTTGTTTAACCTCAACCTCATTCCAGTGGGGCATGGCTACTCTGGTCATGGCGAGGGCTTAAACAACCCCGCGATGTGCAATGTGTCGAACGTGGGTCCAATCCCACCGGGAACTTACATGATCGGCCAACCACGGAACGATGATCAAGTGGGGGTATTCGCGATGCCTCTAACTCCTGATGTATCGAACCAGATGTTTGGCCGATCGGCTTTTTATATTCACGGGGACAACCCCTCTCTCAATCACACCGCCAGCGATGGCTGTATTATTCTTCCTCGCCCTATCCGGACGGACATCGCGAACTCGGGCGATGACCAACTTATTGTCGAGGCCTAACCCCGTTCTATGCGAGGAATTTTATTGGTTCGCCATGGCAACACGACCTTTGACGACAAGGTGGATGCCCTGCTAGACCCACCCATCGACGAGGAAGGGATGGAACGAATCACCCGGACCGTGAAGTTCATGCATGAGGAGGACTTCGGAATCAAGCGGGTGATCTCCTCACCCCTCCAGAGGACCCTCCGCCTGGCCTTGAAGATCGCCGATAATAACCTCCGAGTAACGACCAACAACGCGGCACTGCCTTGGAACCTCGGAGACCTGATGGGCAAGTTGACCAAGGTGGTCCAGCCCAAGATTGATTATCTTGAGAACTACCCGGACATCAAGGCCCCACACGGCGAGTCTTATAGGACCTTCTATAACCGGTGGTCCGAGTTCCTTCGGCGGCTTATGACTTACTTCGAAGTTCATCCGGACGAGTCACTGGTGGTCGTCACACATTCGCGGAACATTGATGCAATTGAAAGCATCGTGGGGGACGCGCCTGTCGGGGATGTAACTCCTATATCCCCTGAAGCCAGCGTAACTCTCCTCGCAAAGAACGGGGTTAGCTGGACTTATAGTCAAATCTGGAATGGCAAATGATCGTACAAGATATCGTTAACGCGGTTAGCACTGATACCCGGCAGGTAATGAATGCCTCGGGCAACGATGCCAATGTCATCATGAACTGGGTAGACCGTGTTCAGAAGGACGTGCTCCACACTACCTTGTACGCGAATCAGAACATTGCGAGCACTCAGGTCACCACGATCGTTGGGCAAAACGCCTATACGATGTCCCCGCCTTCGGCTATTCGCCGGATTATTAGCATCTTCGACTTGACCTTCAACATGAGTTTGACTCCGTCAGACGTGGACCTTGATTCTCCTACGCCGGTGGCTACCCGAGTCAATGAAGAAGCCGGACGATCAAGTAGCCAGATCAATCAACCTCATCCTTCGGAAGCTTATCGCTTTGGCGGAACGGCGGAATACTTTCGATTCATTGGCCCGAATACCTTAGTCATCAGACCCGCTCCCGCAACTCCAGGATACGTCGCTACACTAAGTGTCGTCTATGAACAATTGGTTCCGACTTTGTCGAGTTTAACTGCGGCTTTAATTGTCCCCGATGATGGCAAGGACGTGGTCTGTGCCGGGGTTAACTGGATGGCTTTCGCTTACATTGGTCGCCAGCAGGAGGCGGCTTCTTGGTTTCAATTGTATCAGCAACTCAAGCAGGGTAACCGCATCGGAGTCCTTCGTTAATGGCAACAACTGTTCAACAGATCGTTACCTCTGTTCAGACCGACGTTCAGAACCAGATCGGCCCCAACCATCCGATGCTTCTGGATTTCTCGAATCGGATTAGCTTGGACATACTCCGCTCAACGAAGTGGGACTTCCTCCTGTCGGATGTGCAGAGCTTTATTACTCGGCAGGGCGTCACGGCATATTGGATTGGAGCCTCTGGCGCTAATCCCCCCGGTACCTTTGATACTGGTCTCAATATCACCAACATGAAATGGGTCCAGCATGGTTCGGTCTATGATCGGTCCAACTACACGACCCTTGGATCGGTTGCCGAAGCCCCGGTCTCTGCCGTGCTTTCATACACCGATGGTACCTCTCGTCCCGGTCGTCCGAAGGTCTATCGCAATAACATTGACACGCCATTCACATTGAACATCTATCCGGCCCCGGATCAACAGAACAACCAGTCCCCTCAACCAGAACCTCCACTCGTAAGCACGGTTGCGGGTGGGGCTTTGCCCGCGCGTACTTACAATCTAGTTACGACCTTTGTGGATGGATTGGGCGGTGAGTCAACGACGGGTGCTTACTCTACTCCGCTTTATATTCCAGCGGGTTTCCTTGCGGTTGTTCAGACTCCCACTACTTTAATCCCCACCAATGATGCGGGAGTTCCCTATTCTTCCTATAACGTTTACGCTTCATCGAGTTCTTTCTTACCGCAGAACAGTGCGAAGCAGACCGTAACTCCGATCGCCCTTGGAACCAATTGGACGGAACCGCTGACAGGACTAACTACCGGCGGTGTAAATCCGCCGTCCTTCAATGCCGCCGCAACCTATAATGGCTATATAATCCAGTTCCGTTATTATGATGTTGAGCAGTTAATTACCTCGTTCGCGCAGAACTTACAAATCCCTGATCGCTATTCGGACATCATGGTGGCCGGGGTTAACTGGCTTGCCTTGAAGTTCCTTCGGCGCTCTCAGGAAGCTGC